GTCATAGCGATTTGTGCGTCGTGCAGTGCTGCTTGCTTCTGGATCTGCTTTTTGATCAGAGTGAGTGTGTTCATTGTCGTTACCTGAAATACTAGGGTGAGTTTTAAGTCTCCCGTTCCTTCAGTCGTTTGCGTCCCGTGTTTCAAAGCACTGAGGGTCTGTATGTTCCATCCAATGGATGAGAATATCAGCCTTCTCAAAAGGAGTGAAAAGAGTTGTCTCTTCCAATCCCTCTCTCAACCAATTAAAGTCATCACAGCGAAGATAACTCTCCACTGGGACGTGACTAAAAAAGATGAGTGCTAATGAAAGCATAGGATGAACGCTCCGTTCCGCGACTTACTTGCGTCTCATTCGCTATTCGCAAACAGCGAATGGGATGAACGTAGGGTCATTATAGACCTTTCACGCATATTTAGCAACCATCCACTGTATAATGTGATACAAAACCTTACAAAGCAAAAAAATTGCCGGGATTTTTTCCCAGCAATATTGAAATTATTTCTTCTTTTTGGATGTGGGTGCTTGATAACCCCAAAGTTTGGGATTGATTCTTCCCATTCCATACTCAATCTTCTTCAGACCATCACGAAACTTGTCCCAGTACATGTTGAAGATATAAACTGCCTTTGAACTCCGTGTGAGATCATAACGGGTCTCACCATCAACTTCATAAGTTACAATACGTGCATCATTAGGGCAGTCAGTTGTACGCACTTGTTCCCAAGTACCATTCTCAATCATAATCTCACAACTGTACTTTTTCTTAGAACTTTCTTTTTCTGTCGATGTCCAGGAATACATTGATTTTTCTTCTTCGTTAGCCCGTGTGGGCTTTTCTACTAATTCTTTCGACATAATATAGAAACCTCAGTTATTAAGAGCGACCTCCCCAAATAATATCAGGGAAAGCATCAGATACATTCTCCTTAGAAATCTTATACTTGGTTTCAAGTTTTTTATCTTTTACAAGACAGATGATTTCTGCTTCAAGAGGATGAAGACCTTGGAGAACATTAATAAACATAGTCTCTCTACGGAGAGAACTCAACCCATTGTTACCACCCTTCACAAAGTTATAGAACTTTTGATATTCTTTGCGAATAGAAGAACGACCCTGATCTTGTGAACCAAGAGACTTGGATCCAAGTTCACCCATCTTGGCGACTGCATCAGCAATCTTTTCACTCAGAGTTCCTTTAAAGGAATCTTGCTCGTCTACGGCAGCATAAGGAACGTCACCAGGGGGCAGTGCGGATACAACCGTATCATCAAAGTTCCAGATCAACAGTGCTTTGATGCAAGGATGAGAAAACTTTTGGAGTGCTTCTACTTTCTTTGCATTGCTTCTTTGCTTCGAAGCAATTTCAAACACTTCAAACACAAAAGGGTTTGCAGGAAGATCTGGAATTGGTTGAGCAGCTGCCCTTGGTTTTGCAGTAGTTGCTGCCTTCTTTCTAGTCGTCGTCGATGTCTTCTTCGTCGTAGTCATGATAGTTTTCAAAATTAAATGCGATCACCTCATCTGGGATCAAGTTTCCTTGACCATCGAACATTTCGGGGTGAGGTCTTGGAATCTCCCGATAGTTCATCATGTATTCTCGTGCAACCCAACCACCTATTAGTCCCACGATAAGAAACAATACGGTCAGGAATGAACCAAATACTAAACCTGCTGCTAACATTTTTCTACCTCGGGAAACTAACTTTTTTTCCTTGTGTGTAAGGAAAGTTCAAAGTAGATAGTTACTTCCCGCTTCAAGAAGCAAACCATCTTTTCAAAAATGATGTGAAATGGTTTTGATTGCTTCTTCTTACCTCCATTAAGAATAAGTTCAACGCCACGATTAATGTGGTCCTTAGGTTTATTTATGTGTTGATTAGATGACTTTTTCTTCTTTGAGAAACTGAATGGTGTCAACGCAACCTCCTATCACCTTGTCATCACAAATTACCTGCGGGAATGTGGAACCCTGTCCAAATTTATCATAAAATTCTTCCCGTGTAAAGTCCCTGCTGAGTTTGTACTCAACAAAACGTTTACCCGTTAATTCTAGCACCTGCATCACCTTATAGCAATAGGGACAGGCGTCTTTAGAGTATACTAAAAATTCCATATTAAATTAGATACTATCAATATTATAACACAAATTTATACCCAATAATCATTGTAGATTTGGTTATGTTGGATAGGCAACGATGACGATACCAGATCCACCGTTGCCTCCACCGCCAAACTCTGGGACAACCTGTCCACCACCACCACCACCGCCACCAAGACCGCCAGCAGCATTTTCACCTCTATTATTGTTGCTTCCAGCACCACCACCGCCAGCACCACCAGCACCACCAGTACCAGCAGGTCTGGAACCACCACCACCTCCACCAGCATAGGTTATATCAGTTCCAGTGATAGTGTATGGTCGTCCATTGCCGCCGGCACCACCAGTTGTAGCCGCTGGTGTAGGACCCCCAGCACTACCAGCACCACCACCGCCACCACCGGCATCTCCAAAGCTTGATGGAGCACCATTATTTCCATATCCAGTCAAACCATTGGAGTTTGCTTGTGTGGCAGTACCACCAGTTCCTCCATCGGCACCTCCACCACCAGAACCACCAGGGAGACCGTCTCGCTCCGGTGCATTTGCACCACCGCCGCCACCACCAACAGCAGTAGTATTAAATGCTGTTGTATCAGATCCTGGTGCTCCTTTCAAAGTAGCTGGGAAAGGACCAGGAGATGGTGCATTAGCACTTCCATATCCACCCGCACCTATACTAATTGGATATACTCCCGGTGTTGAACTAATTGGTAAGGAAGTTCCATATAGCAATCCACCAGCACCTCCACCACCAGCATTCATTCTACCACCACCTCCGCCACCAGCTACAGACAATACCTCAATTGAAGTTAGTTCTGGGTTAGTTACAGTAAAAGTACCAGAGGATGTAAATGTATGAATTGTTTTTCCATTGGCAGTATCAAAAGAAATAGAACCTCCAGTTGCCTTTGCATCTGCGATCATGTTTCCTATTTCATATCTAACAACTACAATTCCAGATCCACCATTTCCACCTACCCTCGTACCATTATTAAGGTTTGTATAAACTGGTTCTGGTGTGTTACTACCACCAGCACCTCCTCCTCCACCACCAGTAGCTACTGATCCATCACTACCAATATATGATGGAACATTAACTCCATCAGCATCGGCACCAGCACCACCTCCATGAGTTGCAGTTCCTCCCGAAAATGAACCTCTAAATGGTCCAGCAGCTCCACCACCGCCGCCACCAGCATAACCAACAGGAGTTCCATCAATAATAGAAACATTTACACCAGCACCACCTGGTCCTGGATTGTTTGATCCATCAGCAGATGTTCCTGCCGAAATAAATCCACCACCGCCGCCAGCACCAAAATTAGGACCCCTGGCACCACCAGCATTTCCCATAGGCAGCGGCCAGTTTGGATCTGATGGGGTGTTTCCTGCTCCACCAGCACCATTAGATCCACCAGCACCACCACCTCCGGATCCTCCAGGAATTCCATCTCTATCAGAACCAGTTCCAGTATATCCGCCGCCGCCACCACCACCAACTGCTCTAATATATGAAGTATTTGGATAAGATGCTCCAGATGGATAAAATTCAGAGTTTGTTCCATTAGATCCCCTAGTAGATGGATTGAGTGCTCCTGGATCATACTGCATTCCACCAGCAGCACCAGCACCAACGGTAACAACATATGGACCAGTTGATACAGTATAAGTACCACCTCTCAATGGTGCTGGTATATCTGGATGATTTGATCTTAGTCCACCACCACCTCCGCCGGCTACGCCATCGGCACCATAACAAAATCCACCACCACTACCTCCGCCTCCAACAACAAGATAGTCAATATTATTGGGAACATCTGAGGAAAGAGTACTTACAGTAAAAGTACCAGATGAAGTAAAAACATGTGCTCTATATACTTTCCCAGGTCCTGGATCTGTATAGTCTCCAACAAATCCACCAGTAGCTATCATTCCTAATGGTTGATTCGTATCAGGATCACCAACGTTACTTATATTAACCCAACCAGTATTTCTCTTATAAATCTGAACTTCACCAGTAGTTTCATTATAGATGATGCTACCAACAGCGGTACTAATACCAGTATTTCTTGTTGCAGTAGTAATAGTACCAATACCAATCATGTTTGGTTTCATGAACGATGAGGTTCCA